AACGGACATTGCAATAGTTTGTAAGTCCATCACAAGCTGTTGACGATAAGCCATCTGATGGCGTACCCATGTATTAACTACATGGTCTAGTCCAATAGTTGGAGCCTGTCCTGTGTCCCCAGTACTTTTCATAACATCTAATAAACTAATCTCTTTATTTAGATTAGACATAGTTTGGGTCATTTGAGGTACTTGTGGTAAATATTCCGAAAGTTTCATATTATCTATCAATCCTTAGTTAAATTAGTAACATCTTGTAGAGATACTAATTTAATAATTGAAGCCATTGCTTTTTCTTTCAATTCATATTCTTCGGAATGTGAAACATCTTGAATCACTTGGGATTTTTCTTCCTGTAAAGCTAGAATCTCTTCGTGCAACTGTTGAATTTCCTGATCCTTATCCAAAATTGTTGCTTCATATTCCGCTTCCCCTGAACCAAATGTTGCGTTAGCTAAGACTCCTAAACGTCCAGCTTCTTTTATTAATGCTATAAACTGACCTTCAGTAAATACAACGACGGCCTCACTATCATCAGGAACCTCATCCTCAACATCTAAATTTTTTAGATCGTCATGCCATGTATCTAAAATCCTCCACGTTCCTGTCTCATCTTTTAATGCTATGTATTGCTGTTCTGACCCTGCTAACATATTTCCTATTGCCATTCTTTACTCCTTATAAAAATGCTTCGCTTAGTTTTGCGGGACTGTAGCCCACCACTGTTCCTTTTTCACCCACTATCACTGGGGTAGTTTTATAACCTAAATCAAATAATGCCTGACGATTCTCTTCCTTAGATATACTTTTCTCTTCATAGCTGATACCGTTATTTCGTAACCAAATCTTGGTTACCTTACATGGCCCTCAACCAAATGATGTATAGATAGTTACTGGCATTTTTACTCCCAATTATTATATTATACTCTTTTATTTATATTTACCTACGCAATTACACAAGCACTCCATCCACACGTCTTACATGTCTCACACCCAGACTCATATACTATATAAGGATTCACACAGCATTCCCTTAAATTAATTTTATCAGCAATCTCTAATTCAGACATATCAAACATAAGCTGTTCTTCTGATTCTTCTGTGCCTTTCACCAAAACCTCCTTTTCTCTACTACCAGACCTATAAACAGTAATTCCTTTACACTCAGTATTCCACGCTAACATATAAGTCTTACTCACATCATCAATGGTTGCGTTACTTGACAAATTAATTGTCTTAGAAATACCTGAATCTACATACTCTTGAAAAGCTGCTTGCATTAATACATGATCTTTAAAAGAAATTTCTGGAGCAGTTACATATATTTTTGTAACCCATTCAGGTACATTAAAAGTATCTGGAGCATTCTTTAATAATCCTCCCCCAGCAAGATAATTCATTAAATCTTCTGAATAAAAACCATGTGCTTTAGCATCCTGTTTAAAATATTTATTTATATAGTTTAAAGTCTGGCCTTCTAGAATGTTTTGCTTTTTCCACACCACCGCAAACGTCGGTTCAATCCCACTAGAGCAATCAGCAATCATAGAAATAGTTCCTGTAGGAGCTACCGTTAATCTACAAGTATTTCTATACGCCTCAGTTATTTTATTATAATTACTTTGAGGCCACGCTGGAAAAGTACCTCGTAAAACCCCCAATTTTAAAGATTCTTGATCTGCCCATTGACGTATATTAGCAATTATTTCCTTGCCTACTTCTATAGCTAAATCAGAATTATAAGAAATACGTAATTGAATAAGAAGATCAGCAAAACCCATCACTCCCAACCCAATTTTACGTGTGGCTTTTGTCATCTCTTCAATTTCAGATGTAGCATATTCATTAGCATCAATTACATTATCAAGAAAATGCGTAGCCAAACATGTAACTTTCTCTAACCTCTCCCAATCAATTTGAGTTTTCCATGGAACCTGTGAATTTTGAACATCCTTATCTCTAAAGAATTTAGCTAAATTAATAGAACCTAAATTACATGATTCATTTCCAAGCAGGGGTTGTTCGCCACACGGATTAGTGGCTATAATTGGGCCATATTCTTTTATTACATGATTGTCTTCATTTATTTTGTCTAAGAAAACCATCCCCGGTTCCCCATTACGCCAAGCTCCCTCAATAATTTTGTTGAAAACTTCCCTTGCATTAAGCTTACCAGCTAATTGCTGTGTATGAGGATTAACTAAATTATAAATAATATCGTTCTCCACACATTTCATCCAGTGCGAATCGACACCAACAGAAATATTAAAATTATGAATATCCCCTTCAATAGATTTGCAATCAATGAATTCCAATATGTCAGGATGGTATATTGACATAACAGCCATATTCGCTCCATCACGTTTACCTCCTTGAGTAATCATAGAAGATACTCGTGAAAGAGTCTTCAATACTTCAATAGGCCCACAAGCAATTCCATGAGTAGTTTTTATTTTATCTCCACGCGGTCTAATGTTAGAAAGAGAAAAACCAGTTCCACCACCAAATTTCTGTACCATTGCAGTATCTGAAGCTGCCTTCATAATACCTTCCATAGAATCTTCCAGAGGTAAAACAAAACACGCAGATAATGTACCTTGGTCAGTACCCGCATTCATAAGAGTAGGAGAATTAGGCAGAAATTCTAAGCTTTGTAATATTTCTACAAATTCATTCTCAAGTAATGTAGCTTCAACTGGAAGCGTTAGATAATCCTTTTCTACTGCAGCAATGGCCTTAGCCACCCGTTTAAACATAGCGGTGCCATTTTCAAGACTCTCTTCCTCATCGTCTTTTAAAAAATATCGTTTTTCTAGAATCACTTCAGCTTGTTTTGAAAGTAATGAGGGGACAGTTGGATTGAGAGTCGTGGTTGTCATATAAAATCTCCTAAATTAATTATCTACGATGCCCACAGTATAAACAGAGTCCCCTTTCAGGAACCCAAAATGAGGGATTGCAAACCCCTTCTTTACACTGAGGGTTGGGTGCTGACTCCATTCGTTCGATCTCATTGACTGGAGCCATCTGCAAAGTATTGGCTGGTGAGTTTTTATTAAAATTACCTAGTCCTTCTCCTTCAAGCTTTTCTCGCCTACCTTCTGGAGTTTCATATGGACTAACAGCATCAAACCAATCTGAGATACTACCTAAATTTACAAATTTATATGCTGTCTCGTGGGCAGCTTGCAAAGCCATTGCAATAGAAAAGAAAGCATCTCCATGTCCCATTGGAGTAACGGGAGCTTTTAATTCGTTGCTTACAGATAAAATTTGTTGCTTTTGTCTTTCATCTTTTATAAGCCTTAAATTCCCAGAATGAACAAATTGTTCGAATATGTGAGCCATTGTATTCTTAGCTTTTTTAGTAAATGTTAAAGATAACCATTTATGATCTAATCCTCTATCTTCTAATTCTCCCCTAGTATTATCTATATAACCTACCGATAAACTAAAGTTCTGTGCAACTTCATTTAGATATTCAATTTGATCAGAATAACTCCATCCCTCTAAAAATGATTGGTGTACCTGTTCTACATATTCCCCACGTTTTCTAAAAATAACTAAGTGAGATGGATGGCGTTTTTTCCCAACATCAAATCCTCCAAACATCTGATCCCCTGTTTCAATATCAGTAAATTCTTTCAGTGCGGGGGCTGAACGCAAAGTCTCATATTCACATTTTGTAATGTCCTCCTCATCAAAATAAGCTTCCGTAGAAAAATGAGGAATCAACATAAACTCAGAAGCAAATGATTTAGGTCTTGCTGCCTGTTGTTGTAAAAGCCATTCCTCATCATATAATTCAGGCATTAAAACTCTACGATTTGGCACAGGATCAAGGGCAGGAAGTACCCTAGAGTTAAATCTAGAATCTTCTTGAAGCTTAGAAAGTAAATCCCCCGGCATCATTGGAGTACCCAATACAATTACAGGAACTCCCTTTAACGGAATGAACATAGACTCCGTTAGAAAATGATCTTCGACCTTTGTTATCTGACCTATATTTAAAGGATTTTCAGGATCACGCAATACATCATCAGCAATCAATGCACCATTAACATGCAGCCCCCTTTTGAAACTAAACAACCCACCATGCATAATTTCCATAGGCTTTTTATTAATATGAAATCTCGCAGAAAAATCAGCTTTTGGATTACGACTTATCATTAATTCAGAGAGAATAGGATTTCTATTTACAGCTTTATTAATTTCCGAAATATGATACCTTGCCATACCATCACTGTACGAAAGATACAAAACAGAACAATCTCTAGAAGAAGTTAATAATCGCCACACACTAAATGCGTGGCCTAAAACAGTAGATTTAAAATGAAATCTGGGGAGGACAGCCACATAGTTCTGGCCTGTCTTCACACATTCTTCAATGTCATCTGCCAAAACACCTACATGCCAAGCCTTAAAATATTCAGGATGGTCATAACTAAGACACCAAGTATTTTGGAGAAAATCTCTAAATGAACCTACTTTATACTTTTCTTGTTTCATCAAACCCTCAGATAAAACATCAAAAGCACTCTCAATAGTAATTACATCTTGTTGAGTCACTTATCCCCCTGCGAAGTTTGCACTAATGTTTTTAATTTTATTGCCATCCTGTTGAGAACATCTTGGTCAGAAATTTCATCTATTAAAATTCCTAAAACATCCTGAACAAATTGTAGATTAATCATTCCCATTAATACATCTCTCTGTCCCTTATTCCCAACATCAATTGCTTTAACTGCATCAAATGCTTTATCAAAATGTAGTTCACTTAATTCTCTATACGCTTTATTTGAAATAACTGTATAGCTATTTAATTGCTCTTGCTGTAATCTAGCAAACTTTTGTCCTTCAGTCTCCGCTATTTTCTGCTGTTGGTCAGCAACTGCCACAGCTTTTTGTTGCCCCCACGCTTCCTTTTTAGCCCATGCATAAATAGTAGGCGGCTTCACACTAGTACCATTCTTTGAAACTATACTAGCTATTTCTTTAGCTGTTTTATCTCCCTCTAAGTATAGCTTCATAGCCTCTAACTTAACTGTCTCTGGGATATGTTTAGGCATCCCCTTTACTCCTGATATATATTACTTGAATCTAATCCACCATAGCCAGCATCAGAAACATGTTGCGAATCAATGTTTCCACCTAAAGCTGAACCATCAGAATTTAAAAATCTACTAAAATCTATATGCCCCGTCTTATTAGTTACTGCTACGAAACAGGAAGGAACTTTAATTTTACTGCCCCCAGAAGTAAATACCTCTGTATAATTAATAGCGATTTCATCTCTAGTACAAATACCGGGCCAAGTAGCCTCTTGCTCATTTAGGGGAGTGTAACCCCTCTTTTTTAATAATGTACCAGATGTTCGTTGTAGTCCTGCGACTTTTTGATTATTAATACAAGCAGTAAATTTACACCAAACCACTACCCCATATTTATTTTTAACCTCTTCCAACGTGGGCAAATCTTCAGGGAACTTGTTTTTATATTCTCGTTGTTCTTCTTCCACCGTACTTGAGAAACTTATCTGAATCTCTCGTTCAACCTTCTTTAATCCTCCGCTAACCATTATCTAACCTCCTTTTATTCCATAATGCTATACAAGCTGCGTCTGCATAATCCTGTTCAGGGAATCTATCTCCCCACTTAGCTACAGCAAAATTTTTAATATCTATCTTGGAAGCATTGCCTTTTCCAAGAATAAATTTCTTCCACCTTCGATTATCAATTAAAATCGAGGAGATACCAACATTCAACAGAGCCAACCAAACCGCCCCTACAACATGAGCAATAGCAATAGTGGTTTTTGGATTTTGAATAAAAATTGCTGCTTCGATAGCAGCAACCTCGACTACTTTTATTTTACTCAAATCTTCCGAAAATCCTAACAGAATTTCAGGAAATCTGACTTCAAATTTTTTCTGCTTGCTACTCCATTTATGTAAAGTAACTAGTTGTTCAGAAGTATCTACTATAACCCCATGAATAGCAAAGGTAGAGCAATCCAATCCTAGATACATAACTTATGGATTCCCATAAGTACGGAGAGCCACAATACGGCTAACAGTATTATATGCCGTTGTATAGGTATTTAATAGCCCATCCATCTTTTTCATTAATGCTTGCTGTTCAATCAAATCTCTCCTCAATTCCCGCAAAGATTCAAATCTACTAAAAATTTCTCCCCTAAGTTCTTCTTTAGTTGGTTTTCGCTTATCCTTTTCGTCATATTCTTGCACTACTTTAAACAAAGCTGTATTATATCCCTCAGTAAAAGCAGCGTCTAAAGCCCCAACCGTTGCTTCTATATCAGATACTTTTGTTTCAAGATATCCTTTATACCCACCATACATTGTAAGAAAATCTTCTAATTCTTTATTATCCGAATTCATTAATTTGGAAAATTGTAAGTCCTCTCTATCAGAAAGATCAACATTAAAAATAGGAAGACCTAAAGAATCAATTCCTTTCTGAGCTTTACCCAACGCCTTCATAGGAGTCCATTTAGTTTCCCTAGTTTCCATGATCATAATTAACCTTCTTACAATTACACCAAAATGCTCCAGTACAATTAGCAGGAGGTTCCATCATATCCATAATTTTATAACATCTATCTAAAAGAAACTCCCACTGAGTCGCATCTCGTTCTACTAGAAAAGATTTTATTTTTTGGTCGTTCTTATTT